GATCATCGACGTCAAGGACGTCGCCGACGCTGATGCCAGCGACCTGGCCCAGCGGATCTGGGACGAGCACGCCGAAGACTTGGACGCCAAGCTCGGCGACTTTTCCATCAACGTGCTGAGGTTCGGCCCCGGTTCCAGGCTGACCTTCGACACCAGCTGGGAGCCCAACACCGATGGCTAAGCACTTCGAGCACGGTCCCACCAGGCGCGGCTACAGCCCGTACGACGTCGTCTCGGCCATGCAGAAGGCCGTCCGGCGGTCGCAGGTCCAAGAGACCGTCTACTGGGCGATGGAGCTCTACATCAGCGGTCACGCCGCCTGGATGTGGAACCGGTTCGAGGAGATGGTCTCCGAGGACATTGGGCCCGCGGATCGCTATCTGCCCGCGACGATCAAGGCGCTCCGGCAGACCAGCGACGAGAAGCGCAAGAAGAAGAAGGCGGGCGGCATGGAGGCCGTCCACGCGGCGATCCTCCTGGCGACCGCGCCGAAGAACGGGATCGCCTGCTGGATGGTGATGGTGGCCACCGGCAACCATCACGAGCGGTTCGAGATTCCGGACGAGGCGAAGGACATGCACACCCGGGCCGGGCGGCAGCTGAACCGCGGTGTCGACCACTTCGTCGAGGAGGGGGCCAAGAAGATCCAGCCGCAGAACCGCTGGATCGAGGCCGGGTTCGAGGACGAGGCCAACTGGCTGCACTCCATCGGCGCCGACTATCTCGAGCAGTGGCACGACGAGATGAACAAGCAGCCGCACCACGAGAACCCGAAGGACCACGACCGCGACGAGACCTGGGTGCCGCCCGCCCAGAAGGCGGACGCGGCCACGCTGTTCGATGACCAAACCGAAGGGGACTGACCATAGAGCCGTCCCCGCCAAGCACTACTTTGAAAGGGCGCCCTCGTGGCGCCCTTTCTCATGAAGCGATTCGACAAAGCCGCCGTAGAGCCGTTCCTCGTTGCAGTCCGGGCCGGGGCGTCGAACGAGCTGGCCGCTCAGCACGCCGGGCTGCCTGTCACGCAAGTCCGCGAATGGCTGAAGACGAACACCCAGTTCGCCAAGGACGTCGACAAGGCGCGCGCGGATCTCGAGCTCCTGGCCATCGGCACGGTTCGCCGCGGCCTGACGGACAAGGACGGGCTGCCGAACGCTTCGGTGGCTCAGTGGTTGGCGGAACGGGTCCACGGGGACGCTGAGCTCGAGCGTCTCCGCGACCTGACGACGTAACACCGACCGGGCGCGACGCCCAGGAGGAGCGCGCGATGCGCGGAAGGAAGCCCCAGCCGATCGAACAGCGAGTCAGGGAAGGCAACAAGCAGAAGCGGGCGCTGCCCGAGACCGTCCTGATCGCCGGGCGACCCGATCTTCAGGAGCTCGCGAACCCTCCGGCCCACCTGCCGGAAGAGGCCAAGGAGTTCTGGCGCGATTCGGTGGTCAAGCTCTGCGAGACGGGGATCATCGACCGCGTCGACGTGCCAGTGCTCGAGCAGCTCTGCACCCAGTACGCCCGCATCCGCCAGGCCCAGCGCGTGCTTGCCGTCGACGGCCATTACGTCCGCGGATCCGTCGGCCAGCTTCGTCCGCATCCGGCCCTGAAGATCGAGCAGGACGCCACCACGCTGTTCTTGAAGATGGCCGAGCATTACGCCCTCACGCCGGTCGCTCGCACCAGGCTTGGTCTCGCCGAGCTGCACGCCCGCAACCTGGCCCGAGAGCTGGACGACGGGCTCGGCGACGTCATTCTCACCGACGAGGATGGCGACGAGGTCGAGCAGGTCTACGTCGACGCCACCGTCGTCGGCTAACCCGCCCACAACGCTCTCACCGTGCATTCAGGGCAGGTTTAGATGGAGCTCACGGCCCCCGACCGCTCCCGGGTCCTCAAGGGCATCGGTGCCAGGGTCGGGCGGTTCGCCCAGGGCTACATCGTCCAGACGAAGGGGCGGTGGGCTGGCGGCGCGCTGAACCTTGAGCCGTGGCAGCAGGAGTTCCTCGACGAGCTGTTCCTCGTCTATCCCGACGGCGAGCGGGTGTACCGCGAGGCCCTGCTCGGCATCGCCCGCAAGAACGGCAAGTCCACGATCTCAGCGGCGATCGCGCTCTACATGCTGATGGCGTCCGGGGAGCACGGCCCGGAGGTCTACGTCGCTGCCGGATCGAAGGACCAGGCCCGCATCGTCTTCAACCAGGCGCGCGAGTTCGTGGAAGCCAGCCCGCGGCTCCGCGACTGGCTCAGCGTCCAGAAGGACGTCATCACCTGCAAGTCGAACAACGGCGTCTTCCGGGTGCTCGCCGCGGACGCCGGGACCAACTACGGCCTGAACCCGTCGGCGGTCGTCATCGACGAGCTGCACGTCCACCAGGACCCCGAGCTCTACTACTCGCTGACCACCGGCCAGCTGGCTCGCGAAGCCCCGCTCGTCGTCTCGATCACCACGGCCGGGTTCGACCGCTCGTCGATCTGCTACTCGCTCTACCAGCGCGGCAAGGAGCTCGAGCGGCGCGGCGGCATCAAGGCGATGCGCGCTGAGGCGTTCCTGTTCAAGTGGTACGAGGCCGACTCGACCGCCACCGTCCAGGACCCGGAGGGCTGGCAGGCGGCCAACCCGTCGTCATGGATCAAGGCCGAGGACCTGGCGCGCGAGTCCCGGCGTCTCCCCGAGTCGGTGTTCCGCCGCCTCCACCTGAACCAGTGGACGGAATCCGAGGACGCCTGGATCAAGCCGCACCACTTCGACGCCTGTCGTGGCGTCCCTGTTTTCGACGCCAGCCTCCCGTCGGTCCGGACCGTCGACGTCGGCTTCAAGCGGGACTCGGCCGCCCTGCTCACCGGCCAATGGCATGGCGAGGAGCTGCACGTCCACCACGACATTCTGCTGCCCGAGGAAATGGGTCCTCGGTTCGGCGTGTCCGATATCCGCGGCATCCTTATCGCCGACGCGCAGCACGATCAGGCCCTCCAGGAGATCGCGTACGACCCGTGGCAGTTCCGCGAAAGCGCAGAGATCATGGCCGAGGGCGGGTTCCCGATGGTGGAGTTCCCGCAGTCGAGCCGCATGGAGCAAGCCTCCACAGAGCTCTACGAGCTCATCCTCGCCGGGCGGATCGTCCACGACGGCAACGAGCAGTTCCGGCGCCAGGTGCTCGCTGCGGTGTCTGCCCCGACCGATCGCGGCGGCTGGAAGATCAGCAAGCGCAAGAGCCTCGAGCGCATCGACGCCTGTGTGGCTCTCGCGATGCTGGCCGAACGTGCCGTCACACTGAAGACCGCCCGACGCCCGCCCAGCGGAGCCGCCTTCCTGTGAGAGGAACTTGATGCCGACAGACGAACAGTGGCGCGACTTCCTGTTCCAGCAGCTCGACGAAGCACAGCCCGGCCTCCAGCTGTACGACGACTACTACGACGGCGACCACCGCCTCGCGTTCGCCACCGAGAAGTTCGAGGAGGCGTTCGGCGAGACCTTCGAGGAGTTCGCGACCAACTGGTGCAGCCTCGTCGTCGACGTGGCCGCCGAGCGCCTTGAGGTCATCGGCTTTCGCTTCGGCGAGGACGAGGCCGACGAGGACGCCTGGGCGATCTGGCAGGCCAACGGGATGGACGCCAAGAGTCTCAAGGTCCACACCGAGGCGATCAAGCTCGGCCGGGCGTACCTGCTCGTTGGTCCTCCGCCGGACGACGACAGCGAGCCGCTCATCACCGTCGAGCACCCGTCCCAGTGCATCGTCGTCTGCGACGAGACGACCGGGAAGCGGATCGCGGGCTTCAAGCGATACACCGACGTCCCGTCCGGCGACGCGATCGCGGTGCTCTATCTGCCGGACAGGACCGTCACCTGGAAGCGCAAGAACGTCGCCGGGGACATGATCGTCGGCATGGGCCTCGTCCTCCCGGCCGGGTCCGGCCCCGGTGAATGGGATCAGGTCTCCAGCGAGGAGAATCCGACCGGCGAGGTCCCGCTGATCCCGCTCGAGAACGCCCCGAAGCTGCTCACCGGCGGCACGTCGGACCTCAAGGCGGCGGTGGCGCTCAACGACGCGGCGAACAAGTTCTTCCTCGACGCGATGACCGCCTCCGAGTTCGCGGCGTTCCCCCAGCGCGTCCTCACCGGCATCCAGCTGCCCCGCGACCCGATCACCGGCGAGGTCACTGACGCAGCCCAGCTGCGCGCGGCCGTCTCCCGGCTGTGGGCGTTCGAGAACCCCGACGTCAAGGTGTCGAACCTGGCGGCCGCCGACCTCGGCAAGTACGTCGAGATGGTCGACATGGCGATTCAGCACATCGCCGCCCAGACCCGCACCCCGCCGCACTACCTGCTGGCCAGCTTGGCGAACATTGCCGGGGACGCCCTGATCGCCGCGGAGACCGGCCTCGAGTTCCGTTGCAAGCGCAAGCACCTGGACTTCGGCGAGCCGTGGGAGGACGGGATGCGGCTTGCGTTCAAGTGGCGCGCGCTGATGCGCCCCGGGTTCGCCGGTGCTGACGACGACCTGGTCCGGTCGGAGATGTTCGACGCCGAGATCATCTGGGCGCACCCCGGCAAGCGCGACCCGATCTCGCTGTCGCAGTCGCTCACGATGAAGCAGGCCATCGGCGTCCCGCAGGAGATCCTGTGGGAGGAGGCCGGGTATTCGCCGCAGGAGATCAAGAAGATGAAGAAGCTCCGTGACGCGGAGCTCGAGCGGCAGCAGAAGCTCCTCGCGGCGGGTCAGGATCCGAACGCCGAACCGACGCCGCAGGTCGGGGTTGCCCCGGCGCCCGGCGGGATGCTGGCGATCGGCGGCCTTCCCGGCCCCGAGCCTGACCCGGCCAAGGCGAACGGCAAGGCCCCGGCCAATGCCTGAGCTCGCGGGCCACTTCGTCGCGAAGAACCCGGCCTTCGAGGCTCTTCACCCGCGCGATCGGAGCGGTCACGATCGCGGCCAGTTCGTTGACGTCCCGAACCTCTTCGCGGCGCTGAAAGGCATCTGGGACGAGAACCGCGGCGTCTGGATGATCCCCAAGTCCAACCGGTCGGACCTGGACAAGTCGCTCGCCGACATTGGCTTCGACGCCATCAACGTCCCCGAGGGGATGCGGCCGGTTCGGCCGGAGGACTACCAGGAGCGGTTCGGCCCCAAGACGAAGATCCCCCCCGGCTGGACGGACGTCTTCGTCAACGACGATCCCGACGCCCCCGTCCAGGTGCTCGGCCGGGACTCCGAAGGGCGCCAGCAGCGGATTCAGTCGATCGCCGCGATCGAGGCCGGGGCCTCCAGCAAGTTCGCCCGGATCCGCGCGCTCGACCGGGTCATGCCCGACGTCGACAAGGCCCTCTCCGACCAGGCGATGACGTCCGACACTGCTGCGGTGGCCATGCTCGTCCGCAAGATGGGCGTCCGGCCCGGCAAGCGGGCCAAGCTCGGCCGGGTGCAGGCGTACGGCGCCACCACGCTCGAGCGGCGGCACGTCAAGGTCGTTGGCGACCGCGTCCAGCTGGACTTCATCGGCAAGGAGGGTGTCCGCAACCAACTGGAGCTCGAGGACGCCGAGCTGGCCAAGGTCCTGAAGCGCCGGATGCGCGGCAAGACCGGCGATCAGCGCCTCTGGACCGTCAACGACCGGCGCCTGAACCGCTGGGTCAACGAGAACGTCGGCTCCGACTTCACGGTCAAGGACTTCCGCACCCGCCTGGGCACCGCGGAGGCGAAGCAGTTCCTGTCCCAGTTCGACCCGCCGACGTCCAAGCGGGAGGCCCGGCTCCTCGAGCTTCGGGCGGGCGACCACGTCTCGGCGATCCTCGGCAACACGCGCAAGCAGGCGCTCGAGTCGTACATCGACCCGTCGGTCTTCCCGTGGTCCGACGAGAAGGGGATGAATCCCGAGGACGTCGCTGTCGGGATGCGGGTCGAGCACGCCTACTTCGGGATGGGCAACGTCGTCGGCGAGGTCGGGCCTCCCCGGCTCGGCGCGACAGAGAAGGTCCTGGTCGACTTCGACACGATGGGGAAGGTCGACACCGGGGTCGGCACGATCGAGCCGTTCCAGATCATCGACGATCCTCGCGACCTCCCTGACTTGAACCTGCCGGACGGTCTCCAGGTCGGCGGCCGGTTCGTTCACTCGGGGACCGGTAAGCGCGGCGCCGTCCTGGGCTTCCTTCGCCATGACGAGAAGTCCGGCAGGGACCTGTTCCGCATCCGGTGGGACAACGGCCGCGAGGCGACGCGCGATCTCGGGGAGCTTGTGGGCGAGGACCCCGCCGAGACCGCGGCCCTGACGCAAGCACGAGATGTGCCCTGGAGCCGCGGCGCTCGGATTCTCACGCATCAGCACGCCGTTGATGCGGGCCAGTTCCGCCACGACCAGTTCTTCGACCGCCCCGAGGTCCACGACCACTTGAAGCGGGTCGACGAGCTGACCAAGGAGCTGAAGGACCGCGAGGACGCGCTCCCTCACGATCCTGGGTTCGAGGAGCGCATGAACTGGACCCGCGAGCGGCGTTCGGCGTTCTTCGACGAGAAGCGGGTCATCCGCGATCTCACGGAGCGGCGCGACGCTGCACGGAGGGATGCTCACGAGGCCCGGCTGAGGATCCTCAAGCAGGAGCTGCGGCGGCGACGCACCCTGGCGCCGAGCGGCAGCATCGGCTTCCACCACAGCAAGAACCACGGTGCTGGCACGAGCGCGGATCGGCAGGTCGCCAAGTTCGTCGACAAGGCGGCCACCTACCTGCCGAAGTCGTGGATAGAGAACGTCGACCGCGATGGAGACGGCATCGAGATCAAGCATTCGTCCGGCCGCGGCGGCTGGAACGGGCATTTCGGCAAAATCACGGCCGGAACCCGCGGCGTCGCTATGCACGAGCTCGGCCACGCCGTCGAGGAGCACAACCCGGAGCTTGGCGGGGTGATTCGCGAGTTCTTCCGCGAGCGCACGGCCGGTCACGAGCTCGAGTCGATCTCGTCCTGGCTGCCGTCGGAGAAGGGCTTCGTCAACGCCTTCCCCGAGCGCTACACCGGCCGGGTCTACAACGACGGCAACACCGAGGTCTTGTCGATGGGCCTCGAGACCTTGTTCTATCCGCCCGATCACCGCGAGCCGATCTGGGACAAGGACCCGGAGTACCGCAACTTCATCCTCGGCCTGTTGTTCGATCATGCGCGGACCGACGAGGAGCTGGATCTCGACCGCAACGCGGACGTCCCCGAGCCGAACCTGCCCACTACGTCCGGCATGGGGCATTCTGGGCAGCTTCGCGTTCTCATCGACAAGCGCGAGCAGGACGCCACGCTCATTCGTTACTCGAGCGACGGCACGAAGGCGCACGTCTCCTACGGCAACGGCAAGAAGCGGTGGATCCCGGTTGACCGGATCGTCGGTGGCAAGTCGCCCGACCAGGCCCCCGCCACCGTGGAGCCGACCAAGCCCGAGCCCAGCCTTGCTCCCCTGACCCCGCTCGAGCTCGATGCGGCGGTCCAGCAGAGGCTGGCCGAAGAGGCCAATCTGGACAAGAAGAACAAGCTGTACAAGCAGTACAGGGATTGGACGAAGACCGGCCACAAGGGTCCGCTTATCAGGCAGATCGAGAGGTCTCCCGCCTCCAGGCCGGATGCCCCGGAGCCGCCCAAGGCGTTCTCCGGCAACCCGAAGCCGCCCGAGGCCCCGGGCGCACGCCCCGGCGCTGCGTCCCGGGAGGAGCTGGCCAAGGCGTTCCACACCGGCTACGAGGAGGGCGACGAGTTGACCGGCGGTGCAAGCGGCGGGTCCGTGAAGCGGGTGACGCTCTCGGACGGCAGGATGGGCGTCCTGAAGAAGCCGCCGACCCTGGACGAGCACCGGCGCGAGATTGCGTCCGGCGTGGTGGCCCAGGCGCTCGGCCTGGACGTTCCCGCGGTCGACGTCGGCGACGGGCGGCTGCTTACGCACTTCCATCAGGGGCGGTCCGGCTACATGCATATGGGCGACGTCCTGTTCGTCCCCGGCAACGACACGTCGGAAGACCAGTTCGCCACGCTCCCCGGCGGCCGCGAGGTCGGCATTCTCGACTGGCTGATCCGCAACCGCGACCGTCACGACGAGAACTGGCGGGTCGGCGACGACGGCCGCGTGACGCCGATCGACCACGGCCTCACGTTCTTCTCGACCGAGGGCGCTGACCGCGACGTTCCCCGGTCTCGTTTCGCTACCTACTGGCTCGGCCTCACTCAGAAGCCGACCGGTCGTCCCGCGCGCGGTCGCCCGCACGCCGACGCCGCGAAGGTCAACGGCCCGAAGGTCAAGCTGACGCCGAAGGTGTCCAAGGCGTACGTCAACGAGCTCCGCCAGCGTCTCCAGCGCGGCCGGGCCGAGTTCACCGACTCCGAGTGGACGAGCCTGATCGCCCGCCTGGATCTGCTCGAGGCCGCCGCTCCCGATACGATCGACGGGGAAGCACCGATGGAGGCGATGACTTGACCTGGACTCTGGAGTTCTACGACGTCGACACGAACGAGCCGCACGGCCAGATCCGCTTCGACGGCAAGAAGCTGGACATGGACCCCGGGCTCGAGGATCGCGTCGACCCGGACGAGCTGCCCGCGGACGTCCTCGACCGCTGGGATGGCTGGTCTAACGGCTACACGTCCTGCCGGAGGCTCCCGTGAAGACCACCGTTGTCGGCCAGATCCGCGGGAACGAGGAGTGGTTGTCCTGGGAGGACGGCCGGGTCGACGGGTCCGAGGCCGCGCGCGGACAGCTGCTCGCGATCGACGGTCCCCCGAGGACCGACGCTCACCTTCCGTCGCTCGACGGCCCGCCGGACCTGGCGAAGCGGTACGACTGGTTTATCGCTTCGCTCGCGGTGTTCGGCCCGGACGTCGATGTTCACGGCCCGATCCCGCACGTCGCGGCCCAGGCGCCTGGAGAGATCTCTTGAAGCTCACGCCGACCAAGAAGGCGGACGAGCTGATCCGCGACCACGTCGAGACGAACCACTTCTTCGACGACTCGACGGGTGACCTTTATGACCCGCCGACACTTCCCCCGGACCCGGCTCCGGACGACGATGCCGAAGCCGAAGAGTAAGGCCCAGGCCCGGTTCTTCGGGGCGATCGCCGGTGGCCGGGGTGGCCAGGCCAAGACCGCTCGTAACAAGGGCTTCACCCAGGCGAAAGCTCGGGACAGCCTCCGCGGTCAGGACCTGAAGAAGCTCCCGGCGCGCAAGCGCTCCAGCTAGTCCAACCGGTCGGACTCGGCAGGTCGCTGGGCGTTCCGTCCGACGACGACGCCAACCTGCCCAATACGTACCCCTGCTCACTTATGGGCAGCTAACGCGGGCGCGACGCCCGGAAGGAGGAGTCCGCGATGGACCCGCCCGAGAACACTCCCACGCCGACGCCGACGCCGACACCCACGCCTCCGCCGCAGCCGAGTCCTCCCAGCCCGGCACCGGCCCCTGCTCCGACCCCGCCCGCGGAAACCCCGCTCGGTGAGGCCGGGATGCGCGCTCTGCGCGCTGAGCGGGAAGCGCGGGAAACGGCCGAGCGCCGGGCGCGGGATGCCGAAGCCGAGGCGCAGCGCCTCCGCCAGTCCCAGGAGTCCGAGCAGGACCGTCTTCGCCGCGAAGCCCAGGAGGGGCGCGAAGCCCGCTCCGAAGGGATCCGCCTGGCGCGGGAGGCCCACACGCTCAACGCTCTGGCCGGTCGGGGCGTCGTTGGTCCGAAGGCCCAGGCGGCCCTCAGGCTGATCGACGGCCTCGAGTACGACGAGCACTCCCACCTGCCCATCAACCTCGAGACCCGCATGGAGGCCGCGACGGCCCTGTACGGCGCCGAGGTCTTCGGAGGCGCGACGCCTCCGCCCGCTCCGCAGCCGCCGGTGCCTCCGGGCTACCAGCCGCCTCCCGCTCCGCCGAACCTGCACCAGGGGCCCCGGCCTCCGGCCCCGACGGGTCCGACGGACGACGAGCTGGCCGCGGCGTACGCCGGGGTGTACTTCCAGGCTCCGACGGAGCCTGCACCCACCTGATCCTCGTTAGGAGGAGGAGACCTTGACTGTCGC